AGCAGGTTTTTGCTTTGCTTTGATGCAAAGACATCATATTCTTTTATGATCTGAATACCATTCATAACCGATCCTGAACCTTTGATAGATGCTTTACAATACAATCCTAGTCTTTTCATATCTTCAAGTGATTTAGGTTCTGCACTATCGCAGATAAATAATTCTTCTTCTAATCCAAGATTCTTTATCTCATTGTATATGTCTTGATTAGTTAATCCTTTTTTGTATAACAATTCGTGAACATACAGTCTATCGTTCTTTCTTCTTACCTCTACAATACCAGTAGGATCATTACTATATCCCCAGTCAAGACCATATACAACTTCAGAACTATCCTTATCAACAAACTCATTGTAATCTATCCATTTCCAGTTATCGAATATCTGACCTTCTTTAAAAGTTGCTCGTTCACCTAATCCATATACTCTCCACCTATCTGCATCTCTTTCTTTCATCCTAAGTATTTCTTTTTTGATTTCAGGATCAAGAAACGCATTATCTTCAAATGTGGTAATGTAGGTATCGCAATCATCCCTAGTGCAGATGTCAGAATATATCCAATGTATCACATCAGATGGGTTAAAATCTAATATCATCTTCTCAGTTGTTCTTAATGATAGCTGATTAAAGTCTTCTAAGAAGAACTCGTTAGCTTCATTTAAGAAACAATGTGTACGTTTCCTACCTCTTACCTTCATCTCATTGTCAAGTGATATAAACTCTACAAGATGATTCTTATACTTAAATGTCATCTCAGCTTTGTTGATTTCTGCAAAGTATGTTATACCAACCTTCTCTGCTATCTCCATAAAGTCTCTATATACTGATCCTTTTAGTGCAGGTAATGTTTTTCTAGCAATAGTAATGACTAATCTCTTTTCTCTTGTAGTAAGTAAATAAATGAGATGTTGTACTATTGCGAAGGTCTTTCCTGATCTACTTCCTCCCTGCATCACAGTTATTCTTTTATCTGAATTTAGTAACTGATAGAATTGGATGTTACATTCTACTGTTTCTTTTCTACTGGCTTCCATTCAATAAGTTTGCTTTCTATCCCACCCTTATGTTCTAATATTTGTTGTTCTATATATCCTCTCTTCTTGCCTTTAGTCTTTAAATAAAAGATTGTAGATGTAGGATTATCATTTGATATTTGATCAAACAGTTTTGATTCTACAAAGTCCAATGCTACATTCTGAAGTTCATCTACTTTCTCTTTAAACTTAGAATCATTGTTATAATACTTATAGAAGGTTGATCTATTGCATCCTACCTCTTTACAAGCAGATGTAACAACACCTAAATGCTTTTCAAGAGCATTGATTAAGTTGTTTTTTAATATGTTGGTTTTTGTTGGCATAATACAAAACTAAGAATATTTTATTACGATTTGATTATACTTTAAGTTTTTACCATCAATTCTCTGTTTATAATAGTAATAAAGCAACCATAACTGTTTGATTTGCCATTCTATTTCAGGTAATCTTCTTTGATATTTCTCGTTTACTGGAAAGAGTTCTGCGAGTGCATAGATGCGTTTGTAACATTTTACATCATCGTTTATATGATATTGATGACCTTTAGCTTTTTCTTTATAACGCAGGATAAAAGTTTCAATTTCTCTTATTACTTTGGTTTTCCCTTTTGTTATCACATTCTAAAAGTAAGATAAATTCATCTCTTGTAATAACTTTATCTAGATATTTATATGTTTTGATATTATTTATATCAGTAAGTGATATAGATTTTTCTCTGATTTGATAAGTTTTTATGTGAGGTGATATAGCAATGTATATACTTTGTGAATCACATTTGTAGTAAGTCCACAATTTTCTTACTGTATCACAAATGTTTTCTGATTCACCAAGTATATCACATTCATCTGAGGTAAAAAAGTAACTACTCTTTGACTTCTTTTGTTTCTGAGACTTCTTCTTCCACATCATCTTGTTCTAACTCTTCTACCTTTGGAGGTTGAACACCAAATTGTTCTAATGCTTGTAACACAAGACTTGATTCAGATAGTGTAAAAAGACCTGATTTATTTCCTTTCTCACATACCTGAACTATTAATTGCAATGCTTGTTCTTTTGTCATAATTAATTATTTATTTAAACCTACCAGTAATGAAATCATATTCTAAAAGTTGACTTCCTAATTTTCCATTCAACCTTTGTGATTTCATTTTTACTGTTTCAAACTCAACAAAGTTAATATTATTATCAAGATTATCTAATTGTCTTGCTAATAAATCACCCTTTGATAGTTTATCTTCTAAATCTTCTTTTGTCATTCTATGGAGTATTGACATACAATCTACTTTATTAAAGTGCATAGTACCCCCTGCTAGTGAAAACGCAGTTGCCTTAGGTATCTTGCCTTTTACTGGTGATGGTGTTTTAGGGTGTTCTATATAGCTTACTATCTTATCAAAGTTCTTTGCAAACATTTTAAGATTTGTAAGTGATACCTTTAAATAATTGTACAGATTTGTTTCTCCAACATTTGATTCTACTAACCAGTTCATAGGATCAATAACATAACATTCGAATCCTTTACCTGATAATCTTTCAAATGTGTTTAATAACCCTGCAACCGATGGTAGTTCTTCTTGGTTCTCTAAGAATACGAAGTGATCTTGTATGAAATCTAATCCTTTATTGTATTCTTCTTCGGTACAGACATTATCAAATTCAGGATTTACATTCTTACCTATGTATGCTCTAGCTAAATTTGTTATAAGTTCATAGGTGTTTGTTTCAGGTGAATACATTACTACCTTATCATTGTAATGTTTTGCCCTGAGTAACATTGCATAATTTATGAACTCGGACTTACCTGATTGTGGATAACCACTAAAACAATATAAGAATCCTTTTCTCCAAGAGAATATACCATCTAGCTTTTCTATATATGATGGTTGTCCTAACTCATAACCATCTTTAAAAAATGTTTCTAACTTATCCCTAACATCATTTACGTAAACCTCTTTACATTCTTTCGCATCATCGTCTCGTTTTAAAACATCATCGAAATCAACTATCTGTAGTTTACCCTTCATAATTTTATGTCTTTTATTTTTTGATAGATGTTCGCAATATCTTTTTTATGTTTCAATACAGTCTGCCTATAATGGTGCAAATGATACATCTCACCTGCATTAACTAACACCAGTAGCTTAGATAGTTTTTCTATATACCTTTTAGCGTGGTTATAAAACGCTTCATCTATATCACGATTGTACTTACTTCTTTTGCTTGATATGTCAGCAAACCTAAATGTAGCTTCAGCAGTTTCAAAGTCTGTCATCAACTGTTCAACCTTCAACGAAACCATCGCCTCACTTTTAAATTTCTCCTTTGCGTTGTTTTTCATTTGTTGTTCTTTCATAATTCAAAAAGTTTTATTATTTTATTATTAATATGTCTATTAGATTAGTATATCTATTTTATTTATTATACTCTCTTTAAAGAGTATAATAAATAATAAATATATCTATTAAGGGTTTTCTTCCTTACTGAAACAATATTAAATAATTTATATCAAAATAAAAATAATTTTGTAAAATAAATATTTTTATGTAATTTAGTAGGTATGTTACAAAGATTGCAACTAGAATATAGATTGAAAGAACTTGGTATGACGAAGCTAACATTAGCTAAAAAGATGGGTGTGACACCTATGACGTTGCATAACAAGTTCAATGATCCTAGTTCTCTAAAAGTTAGTGAACTTGAATCAATGGTTAAAATCGGTTTTATTAAATCCTTAATATGCGAATTATGAATGATACACAAAATCAGATTATAAGACAGTCATCATTAAAAGCATCTATTGATTTTTGGAATTTAAAGACTGGTGGTAACTGCGAAGATATAACTGAAGGTGATATAATTAAAACTGCATCACAGTTTGGTTATTGGTGTGCTAACGGAAAGGTAGCACAAAGTATTAATAATAAACTTTTAAAATAAATAATATGAGTGAAACAATTTACTTAGGTAGTGGGAAGACTGTTAATGGTCAGTATGGGGAGTTCTTCAACGTAACTTTGAATCTTGATAAGATTAAGCAAAACCCTAGCGTTGTAGAAGATTATAAAGGTAATAAATTTGTAAGGTTGAGAATATCTAAAAAAGAACAACCTGATAAGTTTGGTAAGAATGTTAATGTTGTTTGGAATGATCCAAGCAAAATAAAGGCAAAGACTGAAACGCAGACTGCTAATGATAGTGGTCTTCCGTTTTAGTTTTTTTCATTACTTTATAGGTTAGTTTTATTATGAAGCACCTGATTCTTTTTAGTCTTTTTATAGTCTGATGTGTTTGAGATGATGGTGCTTCTTTTTAATTATGATAGAATTTTTTAGACATTTATTTGGTTTGTGTGGTGAGTTATGGCATCCTAATGTTTGGACATTTATGGCATCTAGTCCATTAATCTTATATTCTATCTACTACTTAAAAAACAAATTCAGGAAATCAAGTGATTAAGAAACAAGACACCAATCAAGAATACCATTCTCACGATAGCATTTCTGCTAGTGGTCTTAAAACAATATATAAGAAGTCTGTATTTCATTATATAAATCAAGAACAGTTTGTATCTACACCTGCAATGAACTTTGGTAGTGCAGTTCATAGCGTACTCTTAGAACCTGAAAAGAAAGAAATACTAGCATTACCGAAAAACTTAAATCTTAGAACTAAGAAAGATAAAGAATATAAGAAACAACTTATATCTGACAACCCTGATAAGATTGTAGTTTCAGGTGAGGAAAAAGAATCTTTAGATCAGATAGTACAAAACGCAATGAATAATGAACTTGCAAACAAGTTGTTATTTACCTTAGATGAAATTGAGCATAGTTATTATGGTACGTATGAAGACGTACCAGTACGTATAAGACCTGATGGAATCAAAAAGGGTAGATATATCATAGACATCAAAACTTGTCAAGATGCTTCACCTAAATCGTTTAGAAGTGCTATCTATAACTATGCTTATCACTTACAAGCGTGTTTCTATTGTGAGATGTTAGGTTATGATCCATCATCATTTAGATTTATTGCTATTGAGAATAGATACCCATTTGATGTTGCAGTATATTCTCTTTCCGATAATCTTATAGAAAAGGGTAAACTAGCTTGGCGAATTGCATTTGATTCTTGGAAAAAATATATTGATAAAAAACACATTTCAGGTTTTTACTGGGATGATGTAAATGAAGATGGAAGTTTAATATTATAATTATGAATGCACTTGAATTAAGAAATTACGAAAATTTAAATGAAGAAGAGAAAAATGTTTTTAGAATAGCATTAAGAGATAATATGAAAAATGAATTAATGCAGATAAAAGATATTGAAACTGGTGTTGATTATTTAAATAAAGTAAAAGCTATACAAGTTTGGGCAAAAGCAGAAAAGAAAGATTCTGAATTACAAAACATTATTGGAGAACAGAAACTTAGAACACAAAGAAAACTTGGTGATTTAATAAAAAAAGGTCAACAAAAAGGAGAAATTCAATCACAAGGTGGTCATAATAAAAAGCAAAGTTACAAAAAGGAACTTTGCTCTATATCTGATTTTGGTATAAACAAAAGACAATCACACGAGTTTCAAAAAATAGCATCATTACCTGAAGAAACATTTGAAAACGAAATAGAAACTGCGAAAGCAGAAACCAATAAACGTATTGAACTAACAACCAGTAGAATGTTGAAAGTTGCAAAAAAAATAGAAAGAGATAATGATTTACAAAAACAAAAAGAGGATATAGATAAATTAGATTACACAAACCTTCTTGATGAATACGATGTTCTTGTTGTTGATCCGCCTTGGGAATATAATAGAACCTATGATCCTGATGGAAGTAGAATTGCAAATCCGTATCCATCAATGAGTTTAGATGAAATAAAAAATATTAATTTACCCTCATCTGAAAACTCTGTACTGTGGTTATGGTCTACTCATGCGTACTTATATGAGGCGAAGTATATTTTAGAACATTGGGGTTTTGAATATAAAGCAACTCTTGTATGGAATAAGGATAAAATGGGAATGGGTAATTGGTTAAGGATGCAATGTGAATTTTGTTTACTTGGAATTAAGGGGAAACCAATATATAACAACACTAAATATAGAGATATAATTACAGAAAAAGGGAGAGAACATAGTAGAAAACCTGATTGTTTTTATGATATGGTTAATGATATATGTTTAGGTAGTAAACTAGATTATTTTAGTAGAGAACAAAGAAGTGGATGGTATAACTATGGAAATGAAATAAATAAATTTAAATGATTACTAAAACAAAAACTTTTAAAAAAGGAACTTTAGGAGAATCTATAGTTATTGAAACTTTAAAAAAATTATTTCCTGAATATGATATTTTAACACAAAACATAAAAGATAAAGCACATTGGGTAGATTTAATTTTAATGAATAAAATAAATAATGATATTAAATACATAGAGGTAAAAACAAAAGCAAGATTAAATAAATACCCAATGACTGGAATTGATTATAAACATTATCAAGAGTATATAAGACTAAATAAAAAAGGTATTGATGTTATAATCTTCTTTGTAGATGATAAACTTGGAGACATACATTATCTACCAGTTTCAAAAGCAATAGAACTAGAAAATCAAAATAAAATTAAAATTCTTGACTTCAAACAAAGAAACATTAATAAAAAAACTATTTGTTGGTTTTTAGAAGATATGAAATTTATAACTAAGATTTCAAAAGATCAAATAGATAAACTAACAAAACTTGATGAAAGAAATCATAATTTTAAAATTTATAATTAATGACACCAACAACTGATGATTTAAATAGAAACGAAAAAAGAGAAATCTATGGTGCTTATAATACCAATAAGCAAGTGAAAGCTAAGATTGATGCTCTTATGGAAGCAATGGCAAAGATTGAATGTAATCTTGGTATTGATTCTACCGATGAAGAAAGAGAAAAAGCTAATCAAGAACAACTGATCTTTTTAAGTAAGATCAAAGAACTTGACCCAGTAAAGTATGACATACTTAAAAAAGTTTTATGATAGAAATAAATAAAATTTATAATGAAGATTGTATGGATACAATGTCCAAAATGAATGACAATTTTGTAGATATTATAATTACTTCTCCACCTTACAATATAGGTGTAGGTAGAAAAAATGGCAAACGATCAAAGTCACTAAGTTATGATAATTACAATGATAATCTAGATAAAAAAAGTTATTTCAAAAAAATTAAAAAATGGTTAGATGAGATGATAAGGGTTACAAAATATCACATATTTTTTAATATACAAGAAATCAGAGGCAATAAAGGCATTATCAAGTTTTTGTATAAAAATTACCAAGATAATATAAAAGAGGTTTTTATTTGGGCAAAACAAAATCCACCATCTTGTATTAATGATACTGGTATATCAAAAGGTTATGAATATATATTTTGTTTTTCAAAAGACGAACCTCAAAAAACTATTTTTAAATACTGTAATTTTAGTAATTATAATGGTGATTATGTAAAAAACATTATTATAAAACCAGTAAATTCAGATAAAGAAACATCAGAACACAATTTTGCTTTCTCTATATGGTTACCAAAATATTTTATTAATTATTTCAGTAAAGAAAACGATATAGTTTATGATCCATTTATGGGTGTAGGAACAACTGCTTGTGCTAGTTTAGATTTAAAAAGAAAATATATCGGAAGTGAAGTGTCTAAAAAATATGTTTCTATATCAAATAAAAGAATCTTAAAATATAAAAATCAACTTAAATTATTTTAATATGACGCAAACAGAATTTGACAAATTAGTAAAACAATTAAATGAATATTCATTTGATATAATGGTAAGTAAAAGACCTGAGTACACAAATGAAGATACAGATGTTCTTGCAAACTTCAAGAGTACAGCAGAAAGATTAGAAACATCAGAGATGAAAGTATGGGCAACATTCTTTGAGAAACAAATACAAAGTATTTATGCTCACCTTAAAAACGCTAACCTTAAAAAGAGCGAACCAATACATTCTAGGTTTGCAGATGTAATCAACTATTGTTATTTGGGTTATGCGTTATTTGTAAAAAGAGATGGTAAGAAAAAGATTAATTAAATTTATTGCTATTGGATTGATAGCAGTATTAAGTATATTTTATGTCAAACACAAACAGAAGAAAGGGACACGATTACGAGAGACAAATTCGCAGAGAATATAAAGAACTCGGTTGGTCTAATTGTGAGACCTCTAGGTACGCATCCAAAATGATGGATGATAGAAAGATTGATCTTGTAAATACCAAACCCTTTGCAGTTCAATGTAAATCTTTAATTAACAATCCGTCTTATCATAAGATATTCAAAGAGATGGAAGCTGATAGAGATGATTACAAGATCATCTATCATAAAAGAAAAAACGATGGTGAATATGTCATTATGGAAAAGAATGATTTTCACGAACTCGTAGAAATGTTAATACACCACAAAATACTCAATCCTTAAAATATATATAAAATATTTTTGTATTATAAAATATTTTATATAGATTGTATTGTCATAAGACACAAAACTAAATTTAATATGATGAAAAAAGTAAAATCATTTAATGAAATACACAAACATAAGATGTGTAGGGATTTATATTTTGGTGGTATTGAAAGTGGTGGTTGGTGGTTATTGTTAGAAATACCTGATGAGTTGGTTGATGGTGACCATTGTTTAAACTGGTTTTATAAAAGTTGGTTGATTCAAAATAACGAAGATATTGAAGATTTTCCAGTAATGACTAAAAAACAAGTTGTACAATGGTTTAATTGGAAAGTTGAAGATTATAACGACTTTAAATCAAAACAAGGAAGGTATAAATCAATTCTAAACGATTAATTATGAAAAACGATAGTTACCATAAGGCACAAGAGAAAGCACGTAAGAATCGTGTTAAAAAGCGTGTAGAGTTCCTTAACACACCATTGAAGGATAAGATAGAACAAAGTTCTATAATGACTACCTTAAAGTCTATGAAAGAGTTAGCAGATGAGATTGAAGAATTAATAGGTAAGAAGCAATGACATTTGAACACGACATCTTTACATTTGAGGTTACACGAGATAGAAACAATTTAACAATTACTATGTTAGATTACACTACTGAAGATGGTGAAACAGTTTTGTTGAATGATCCTTGCGATATGACACACGTTGTTTCTGAATCAGTATATAATGAAGCTAAAGATTTATTAAATGAATATGAAGAAGATTATTAGACAGTTGGTAAAACATTTCCTAGACGTTTATTTATGTACTAGGGAATGTTGTTATAGAGTAGTACCAAGAAAAAATGGTGTATGTGAATTTTGTAAATTAAAGTAAAATGAAAAAAGTTATTGAAAGTTTCTTATTTTTAATAATGTTATTTGGAACATTATATGTGTCACTAATACTTTTTGTATGAGTTTATATGAATTTCTAAAAAATAATTTCCTTGATTCGTGTTCTAATTCTATGCACGACTTAGAGCAAAGAAGAAAAATCATTGAACAGTTTAAAGAAGAAGTAAACCAGTTCAAGGAATTATTAAATGAAGAATGTAAATCTTTAAAACATTTAGAGAAAAAATCCTAACGAGGCGAAATTCTGAAGTGTGCGTATTGTAATAATGGATCAGCACTATCTTCAGGTCTTGATGTAAAATAACCCCTTGATCTACTCGTAGTTGAGAACCCTCTTAAATTAGATTGATTAGATGTATGCGTTTTTAATTTATATCTATTCTTGGAAACATTCCATTCAAAATTATCTATTGCCATTTGATCTGTATTATCAGGTAATGTTGTAAAGTTTAATTTTGGAAATGTAAGCATATCAATAGGTGATAATAAATTATCACTATCCGATGTCTTTCTAAATGTACCTTCATACATATTGTTATTATCTGATAAGTCAGCTAATCTCAAACGACACATCATAGCTTCTAAATCTTCTGCCTGAGATAAATCTTGATGATCAAAAGTTACTATAGCACTAGGAGGTGTTACAGTATTTACTAAAGCATTAGCATATCCAGTATCTTCTATCTGTCCAAACCTAACATCTAGTGGAGGTATAACACCACTATTCTTTCTAAATGTCGTATCAGTAATATTTACAAGTGTTGAGTAATATTCTAAATCAGATACTGCAACGAAATCAACATCGTCAATATAAAACCTAAAATTAGTGCCACTAGGAAAATTTGCTTCTTCAGGTTCATAAAATTCTATATTAATGTTGCCAGTATTTGGTAAAGGTAAAATGCTAAAACTATACCTAACCCATTCATTTGCAACATCATTATTAATTCTGTTTTTTACAGAATTAGATTGCCATTCATTATTAATTACATTCCAATATTTAGTAGTACCACCACCATCAGGTGTAAAGGTTAATCTCCAATAAAAATTATAGTTTAATAAATTACCATCGTAGGTTGCAGGTTGGTCAGCAAAGATTGCATAATTTAATTTTAAATCTTTTGACAAAAATGTATTACTAAAATTAGCAGTATTATTAGATGCTATTAAATTAGTATCACCACCATTAGCTGTATCATTACCTATGTTAATCATACATTTTGATCCTTGATATGGTGTGATACCAAAAGTAGCTGTATCGCTATCTACTGCAAATGTGGTCGCTGTGTCGGTGATAGTCCAAGTATTGATAGCATAAGCATCAGATGGAATTGATCCACTAGGTGCTGAGGTGCTTTCAAAGTCTCCATTAGTAAAGTTTGATTTTAGTAAATTTTTAATTGTAGTATTTACTCTTGCTCTTACAGCAGGTCTTTTAATAGTTTTAATCAAATCCTTATTCATCGGTTGTATGGTGTTTGGATTACCACTTGAATTAATGTTTTGTACTATCTGAGATGATGTAAAGGATTCTGTACTTTCATTAGAACCATTCTTATCATAAGTTATAAATTTGTTACCTATAGCATTAGTATAACTGGTGTCAAATGCAGATAAAGAATAAGAATCATTTGATATAATTGTCCAAGTGTTTTCGTGTTGAAATATTCTACAGTTGAACATTAACAATAGATTCGATAAAATAAACTTTGCATCTAAATTGTTTCCGTTTTCATTTCTAAAAGCAGAAACATCATTTATTTCAATTTGATCATAAGGATTACCATAGCTTGGTGTAACACCACTTGCAGAAGTAGGTTTGATTCTACATAGAAACTTATATGAGAAGTCTAGTGATTTACCACTATCACCTTGTCCATTCTCTATATTTATTTGTCTTAGACATTCTGTGATTGCTTGTAAACCAGTTGGTTGTGGTGTTGTCAATTCGTATTCATATCCATCTAATGTACCTATCAGATCAGAAGCATACGCTTCTATTAAGAATGGAAAATCTTGTAATGGTAGGTTAAAGGAATCTTGAACTATAAAACCAGTCCAATATTTTCTATATACAGAATATGTTTTACCAGTTGTTGTACCTGAAGTAAATATATCTGAACTCAATACCAAAGTATTATTATCGGTTACAGCAGTAACTGAAGCTGATGTATTGTCATTTTCGTTTATCACAATATCACCTACTTTTACTTTAGATGTAAAAGTAGCAGATGAATCTTCTAATACGCTTATAGAACTTGTTGATGTTGTTGTACCAGTAGCGTTCCTAGTTGATAATACAACTTTAAATTCTCTATCATTTGAAGGTTCAAGAAAATTTATACTACCTTCTGCGTTCCATAAAAAGTCAGTAAGATTCCAATTTGTATCTGAACGTTCCCAAGTTTTTGTTCCAGTAAATTCATTTACATAAAACTGTAACTTACAAGAACTTCCAATTATAGGGTTAAAAAAATTATTGTCTTGTTGATAAGATACTACAACTGGATCAGCACCAAGTATTAAATTATCAGAAACTAAACCACTATATCCGTCTTCAAATATTTGTAATAAAAATTTGTGTTCATCTGTATCAAAGAAATTTACTCTAAATAATTCTCCGTAAGCCATATCTAACCAGTTATTCTTGCTCTAAAGTCTCCTGCTCTTTCTAAAGCTAATATTAAATCTTGACCTCTAAGTGTGAACTCACCTTTTTGATTACCACTTATTGATCCCATCATTTGTGGTAATCTGTTTAATGGTATGACTGCTTCTGATTGAC